CGTAAAGTTCTCTACCTTCATTGTCCTGATTCATAGGAACAACTACTCCGGCAGATAACATAAGTTTAAAAATAAGTAATGTAAGTGTTTTCATAAGTAATAGTTTAAGTGTTTAATTAATTGTTTTTAATTTGATAAAAATGGCAGTTTTGTTACGCTGAGATTACTGCCAACTCCTATTATCTAAGGAAGAGAGTGAGTACGCAAATGTTTTACTCTCTATTATGTTGATACTGCCACGTCTGGACTTACACTCTTCAACACCTTAAAAGTTTCCTGGTGCTACTTGTAACACCCGTAAACCTAATGACCTCCACATATCAACAACCTGGTCTCTGTCATCAATGACATACTTAACATCATACTTAGGTCTAATATGATCCATATAGATCTCAGACTTAATGATGTTATCTTTCCTAAAGTCACCTGCTTTTCTGATATAAAAATCATCATAAGGTACTTTATGATCATGCAACCATTGTTTTGTTGCCGCTTCACAAACACCATCTCTACCTGTAGTAATGATAATACTGTATTTAGGTTCAAATTCTAAATCTGGATGTATTTCTAAACCTGCATCAAATCCAACACATGCTAAATCTTTAACAAGATCAATAATATCTTGATGGGGTCTATCAAGGTGAACTTTGTCCCACTCAAAAGGTCCTCTAATACCTCTCATATCTGCTAACGTCCCGTCAACATCTACAATAATTGCTAATTCTTTTTTCATAAGCTTATGCGTCTTTAACTTTAATTGATTAATAATTGTTCTGATATAAAAAAAAAGGCTGAGAGCTTGACCTTTTACGTACAGATTAATTAGGATTTCTCCAACTATCTCACACAAACTATTTCTAATTTGTACTGTACATGTTCACGGATTAAGATGTCCGCCATCACTACTATTGTTTACATAAGTTCACTTTCATACCGCATGCCTTACGAGCTAAAGAGGGTGTCCCCTCACTACAGATACTACTGGATTCCTTCATGGCAAGCCTTGCGAGCTATCCATGCCTCCATATTGCAGAAGGATAAGAACATTGTTGCCTTTAATGGCATCACAATAGTCTCTAAACTAATTTTGCTTTTAAGTTATTACTTGATATTTAAATTAAACTTTGCCAATCTAATGGCTTAAAAAGGTTTCAGGTTAGTGATAGAAGGCGCTTAGAGTTTATGTAATCATGCTTCCTTTTGGGAAGTTTAGATTACTACTCCTACCTGCTTTTGCTTGTCAAAGCTACTAACTAAATGAATATTTATGTGAACACGTAATTTCTTACAGCATTCTAAATACAAATTCTAATACCAGCTCTAAGTGCGACAACACCATAGTACCAATATCTATCCCAATTCTTATTGCCTTTTAAGCTCAAGAGCATGCCTGTCATACTCTCCATGCAACTCACAAACCCGTGGGATTTATTGCTGCCGTTACATGGATATTGGAATACTCTTCTATAAAATACATATAGCAAGCTATACATATCTCCGTAGTCTATTACCAAGACGACTACAGATTTATACCATTACTGGTTTATCTTAACGGTTTGAGAGCAACCGCATGACCATAAGGCCATGAGATGCTTATACTATAGCAAGCTATAGATAAACACCAAATGTCATTGTGCCTCTTTAGAAGCACTTTTGTGTTTTACCTTCCGGTAATACTTTTTTTTGTTCCTTTGAACTCTATGTTTCATAGCGTCCTGGATTTCTTTTTGAGTAATTATAATCTTTTTCATAATAGTTAAACGTTTTTAATTGTCATAGGAGATAACATAAGCGCCCAAAATCCATAAATAACTAAGGACTTTCCAAGCGAGAATGAATCTCCGGAAGAAAATACTGAAGTAAATGTACCCAATAAGAGTACAGCAAATAAGTAATGCGTAATTTGTTTCATAAGTGTTAATTTAATTTGTTAAATTAATAGAGTGAGGTACACGGCTAAGACCTGCAGGGTTTGTGTATCCAGTCAGTGACCGAAGTATAACTGTCCTCCCTCACTCCAATAATAATATAACTACCGTCCCACCTGTCCTATGCTGCAGCACTTTACAGGCACCGACCCTCCTACATGTGTAAAGAATCTATACATCTCTACACCGAAACAGTAGTTATAAATATATAAAACTACTTTTATTCCTGATTGCTTATAAAGGTACTAGTAACCTTGTCAATCAGTGTGGGAAAGTAGCAAAACCACAATACAATAATAATATAATAGAGTGCAATCTATTGACACACTGAATAAATAATAAGGCATCTTCACATACGGATATCATTTAATAATCCCTTAATGGATTAACCTTATTAAATATACAACTACATTAAGATATAAACCAAGGATGCTACCTCATCTAGATAGGCGTTTTAAAGCAGATTTTCCAGTCAAGCTGGCTCCTCCTTGTAGTTGTATAATTCCGGTGAATAAGTCTATGAAACTCTATAACATACTATAAGAGATTATATAAGTAATGTATATAGTGATAGATAGACTAATGTGTGTAGGCAAATAGCTATTGTCAACCAAAGAATAGCTATATATAATATATAATGAGCCATAACAATTCTTTTTTAAGCTTTAAGCCTAAGAAAGAAGGGTTGTTTGACTCCTACTGTGTTAACAACACACAAATGTTTATAAAACTTTGTAAAATATTACATGTTCTTTTAAACTCTTGCGTGTTTTCTTATAAAACCGTTAACACTACCTACACACAATCAATTCAGAGATGTCTTCAAGCCAAATTCTTTAGAATAAAGAATTTTTCTAAGGCAGAAAAAAAGACAGATGATTAGTCTGTCTTTTGTGTGTAGGTTTATTTGCCTGCTTCAGAGAAATCAGCTGCAGTAACTTCTACATCAAAGTCACTGTTAGATACTGACTGTCTTTGAGACAATGCAGAGCAAATAAATAGCGGGTCATTATCAGCAGTTAATGTGATTTCTGCAAGATAATGGCTACCGACAGTAACGCCTTTTTGGTAGTTACTCTCATACATCATTGCACCAGGAGTCATAACTTTATTACCGTTATCAAACTTGATTGTACAAAGGCGGTACTGAGTACCATTCTTGTTTTCATAAACGTCATTCTCATTAATTGAGATTAACTCTGCTGATACCTGCGCTACTTTAGCGGGTGTGCCGTTACTTAAAGTAACGCTTTCAAATTTAGGCTTTGCCATAATTGTAAATTTAAATGATTAATAATTCCTATCAATTAAGAGATGTCTAAAAGCCAAATTTTAGAATAAAATTTTTAGTCTCTTGCGTCTTTGCACAAACGGGTATATATGCTCCCCAAGTTGGTTGGAAAAAAAATAGTAAACCTACGCTATCACCTGTAGATTGACTCATATCAATTAAGAGAGGTCTTCCAAAAAAAATCCTCTATACAGAGGACTCTTTATTAGAACTTAGAAATTATGCTTTGAATCATCAGCATCTGATCAGCATAGTGCTGTTCTTCTGCAATCTTTGTTTTAAGCTGGCGTAATATAGCATCAGCTTGTTGCATTTCCATATAGAAGAAATCAGTATCTGTGTACCTTTCTTCTTGCGGAAGATCTAATTCATTTTCATATTCTCTAATCATGTCAATAATAAATGCGGATATCATAATTTTATAAATTTAAAGTTCCCTATTAATTCAGAGAGGTCTAAAAAAAATACAGAGACTTAGTCTCCGTACTTATTATTTAGTTTATACTGTGAGTATAGCAGAATTGATACCAGAATAATAGTAGCTATATCATTCATGAGGTTACAATTTTATCTCTGCATGCCATTGCACCTCTGAATAATCCTACTGAAACGGTTACAAAGGTTATGCATGCAAATGTTCCTGCCATTATACCATACTTGGGACCTAAATGAATTAAGTCAATTATACCAAATAAGCTTACTATTCCGGTTAATATAGCAAGTACCATATACGTATGATACATTACTATTAATTGTGTTTTTCTTTTCATGGCTTATAGTATTACTCCGATTAGTACTAGAAATGTAGGTATTACTATTGGTGCAGATAAACATATACCGGCAATAATTGCTTTGACCTTGTCAGAAGGTAATGTGAGATTATATCTCTTAATTAAATAAATTGAAATCATAATTATAAGTTTTATATTTACAATCAATTCAGAGAGGTCTGAGGGTTGGAGGTGTGAGGGCCTGTGTGTGGGAGAGAGAAGGCAAACCTTCCCTGCAGAAATTTTTTTTGTTTTGTGTAGCCAGGTTTTGTGTGTTGGCCATGCCAAGCAAGGGGGGTAGGCCAGAGGGGTGGTGGCAGGGGGGTGCTGCTACATAATACCCACTACAACTTATTACACATTATTTTTCCATATACCGTTGTATCTAAAAAAAGTTATTATATTTGTGATGTTCAAATATATTTTCATATTCTTCCTGAAGGGCTGCTCTAGTTAGTGGCCCTTTTTCTATGGTAGTGTATGGGGCAATATTAAAATTTTTTTGTATATTAGTTGTATATACGTATTTTAATAACTAAAAATAAGAAATTATGCCAAGAGGTAAAGGAACATATGGATCTAAAGTAGGTAGACCCAAAAAAAAGAAAATGAAGAAAATGATGGGAGGCGGTTCAAGTAAAGCTGCTAAACCCACGGCTAAATCAGTTTATAAAAAAGGTGGTGCCAAGAAAAAGAAGTTAAAAAAGTATCAAACCGCTGGTCCTAAAACTGAGTTTATGGATGCAGTTAGTAATGTTAACTTTGTTCCATTTAGAAGTGAGTCAGATAAATTTGCTACAGAACTGGATCAACTTGGTTCAGTTGATAGACAAATCATAGACAGCATGATGCAAAATAAAGTAGATAATAGGAATGCAGAAATGCTAGCAGCTGCAAGAAAAGAAGCTGCAAGACAAAAGCAATTGGCATTGGAACAAATGGACCAAAGAGTTAATGAGTCGTTTGATGCTGATCTTAATAAAAGGTGGAAAGAAATGAATATTCCGGCTTTTGGAACAGAAACAAATCCAATTCCTCTTGACGAGGTTACTATTCCTGGTAACAGAAAGACAGGTGGTTCAGTAATTAATGGTAAAAGTTTAAGAAGTACTAGAAGTTATAAAAGATAAAACAATTATTATGGCAAAAAGAAAAAAAAGATTAAAGAAAGCGCAACGTGGTTTAATAGGTCCTCAGACCAAGGAAGATGCTATGTTTTATGATGCTATTAATAATACTAATATTGTTCCATTTAGAAGTTTTGGTGATATGAAGGCGACAGAACGTGAAAATGACCCTGAAGCTAGAGAAGCAGATTATATATTCAATAACCCCCGCCAGCTTAAAAAAAGAAATGCACTAGATACAATGTATCCTGAAATAGATCCTAGAACGTACCAACAAAATTTAAGAGATATGCAACAAAGCATGGATAGCATTAACGCTCCACGTCCATCTCTTAGAGGTGTGCAGGAAAGAAGATCTCGTCCAATACCAGGTCCAACTACTGGTCAAAAAGGTGGGATGACAGGTCAAGATCTTAATAAGATTCAAGCATCAAACGCAAAGAAAAATGTTATGTTTGGCATAATGAAAGATGCGTATGATAGACGTAAAAAGAAAAGAGGCGGTGCTACAAAAATGGGAATGGGTGGAATGTGTCCTCCTAAAGTAATCCAAGGTAAATCTTTAAGATAATGGGATTACTTAACCCAAAGTGGAGACGTAAGTTAGATGTGCTGACATCATTAGCAACTATAACCCTAGCATCTGTTTGTCTAGGGTTTTATATATATTGTTTAGTTACTGATCAATATTTAGATAGTTGGTATTTAAAGATCGGTGTAGGTATAGCATGTATTGGAGCATTAGGAGGAACTATAGCTCATGAACTAGATTATTATAAAAGAAAAAAAGATTAGAATGGAATTGTTAATGTTTTTCCTGGCTGGCGTAGCAGAAGCTCATATGGATACATTACAATTTCATTTTTATAGATCTAGATTCAGTTCATTCAATCATGCTTTTTGGAATCCAGAAATATCTTGGAGAAATAAGTATAAGCTTAATGATCCTAGATACGGAGCTAAGTTTCCAGGTTCTACTACAATATTTGTATTTTTAACGGATGCTTGGCATCTAATGAAGTTCTTTAGAAATATCTTTTTATTTGTTGGATTGTTCTTTACATTAGGAGAAAACTATGGAAATCTTGCAGATGCTATTATAATAACTATAGTGTGTAGAGCTGTATATGGTTTAGGCTTCTCTGCATTTATGAACAGATTACTTAGAAATTAAAAATATTTTTTGTATATTAATATTAGTATACTAATTGAGAATTTATAAATTTAAAAAAAATGGCACTTAAAAAAATAATTCCTTCTTCCCCAAATGCAAACCTTTTGAAGGGAGAAGATATGACTCCTTTAAAAGTAGGAGATTGGAACAACGATTTAAAAGCACAAGTAGAAGCAGAAGTAGGAACTAATGCAACAGCTATTGCTTTAAAAGCAGATATTAATGATCCTAAGTTTACTGGTCTTGTTACATTACCAGATTTAACACCAATTAACCCCTTACTACCACCACCAGTTGCGGCAGCTGGAAATGAATATCTTATTGCAGGAACTGTAGGTTTAATTCTAGGATTACCCGCTCCATCAGAAGGCGCAAGAATAACTGTTTTAATAACAGAAAAGGTAACTGCTGGTACTCATGTTATAGGAACTAGTGCAGGAACCACAATGAGTGGTTATGCCCTAGTTAACAGTCACATAGCTGGAGGAGATGCTATATCTTATTTTGCTGCTGCAGGAAGTACTGCGATTACATTAAACGGTACTACAACAGGCGGACTAATTGGTGATAAAATTGAGTTTATAGGTATCTCTGATACTGAGTGGAGAGTACGTGCAGAATTAGGTCATTCTGGTACTGCAGCAACTCCATTCTCATAATCTAATTAAAAACATTATAAATTTAAAAAAAATGGAAAAGTATTTTCAATTTCAGGCAAGACCTGAAGCATCTAGACCTCCCATGTTTCAACTTGTAAACATGAGTAATGTTAAATATCTTTGGGTAAAGGATGATAATCAGTTATTTTTTATAAGTAACAGTATTGATAATTCAGCAGGATTAGTCCTTACAGGATCTTTAGAAAACAGTGCTGGTTATATTAAAGCTTATCTTGAAAGAGAATGGCAACAACTAATAAATTCAAATGATAAAATAAGAGTTATACCATCTGTAATACCTGTTACTGTACCAGGAGAGAAAGAAGACTGTGAACTTAACACTTGGGAAGCATGGGAACTAACAGCTGGTTTTGATCCAGAAAATTGTAATATATTAAACGTAGAAATTAATCCAGAAGGACTAGGTAGTATTACTATAGGTTCTCCATTTGTAATAGAAAGCTTTTCAGGATTTTATGCTCAGGCAGAAGGCACACCCTGTGGGACGCAAGATATAGCGTTTCTTACAGGAGTAGGAGAATGTCAACCTAATGGAGTTCCTGTAGGAATCCCTGGGCTTGAAGAATATCTGTTTACAGGTGCTAAAGTACTTTGTGAAATTGAAGGAGGAGAGGCAGTTCAATACTGCTTGATAGCAAAGCCAGTAAGTACAATAGGTCCTGGAGGAAATCCCACAATTAATCTTAGTATAGCACAGGTATTAAGATAACTTTATAATAAGAAGCTCATAATTAATAATTTAATTGGTTATCAAGGCCCTGGATGTATTTCCGGGGCTTTTTGCATATATAGAAAGTTTTTTGTATATTATTATATATATATCATCTGAAAAAATTATAACATGTCTATTGGTAACGTAAAAACAACAGGTAGTAAAGGAAGTAACTGGCCATGGCAATATGCCATGATAAAAACACTAAATAGCATCTCTTCTAGTCTAGGTGCGAGTACAGAGTTTGAATCTAGACTGGTGAGATTAATTGCCTCTCCGTATACATTATACTTAGAGGTAAGACTTTGGGATGTAGATAGTAATACTTGGGATGGTACTCCAAAGTATTATGAAGTAGGGAGTAATACTCCTGTAGCTTTAAATCCTGCTGATGTACAATATGCTGATGAAGATAACGCTTTAGTATTAGAAGCAATTAAAACTGCAACTGAAACTACAGCTACTGAAACTACTAGTATTGATACAAGCAATGCTGCTATATTAGCTATGAATACAGATATTCTTGCAAAGAATACTGAAATAGAAGTTGATACCTCTGCTATTGATACATCAACTGCAACTACAGCTGCTAATACTACAGCTATAGAGCTTGATACACGTTCTCTTAATGATACTACGGCACTGCCCTCAATTTCAAGATCTGGTACATCAGGTTTAGTAACAATTGCTGCTTCTATGAAGTCTGTATCTTTTTATAATGCAGGTACTCCAAATGCACATGTTTTAGGAATAGTTCTTAAACCAGGAGAGACTGTAAATTTTGATGCGGGTGGTAATATGAATAAGTTTGCCGCAAGTACTTTTGACTATGATCCAGATCCAGGAGCATTAGGTGGAGGAGATCTTTTGGTGATATATGTAGCATAAGTCATGCCTGTTTCTATTAACACACATAAAAGTCTAGGGGTAGGTGTACATACTCATATTGTACCTCCTTCCACACCTACTCATGATTCTGCTTTAATATTAAAGTACACAACTACAACTCCTTCTGAAAGTATTGAGATAAGATCTCGTACTACCAATAACTATGATGTAGACTGGGGAGATAGTTCTCAAGATACAGGCGTAACTGCAACAACAAAAACTCATACATATGCAGCAGCAGGAACATATACTGTAAAAATTACAGGATCATTTCCTCAACCTTATTTCGGAGACATGTCTGCTGCTAATAGAGCAAAACTTGTTGAAATGTCTAATTGGGGAGATATTCAATATACCTATTTATGGGATACATTTAAGAACTGTTCTAATATGCAATATACTGCTACAGATGCTCCTGATCTTTCAACAGCTCCTGCTAATACATCTAGTATGCTTAGAGGACTTTTTCAAAATTGTGATGGTATAACAGGAGCTGTAGATTTAACAAATTGGACTGATTTAGAATGTGTAGGAAGTTTTGGATTATATCAAATGTTTAGAGGTTGTCATAATATAGATTCTATAAATTTATCAGGATGGACTTTAACTCACGGTGATGATTGCAGAGAAATGTTTTATCAAGTTGGAACAGGAACAACTAATGGATGTACTTTTATATTAGATAATATGACTTGGTCTGACAATAGTAGTTTTCAAGCTAATTGGCAATTAGCTAAGATTAATACTATAAGTTTAGATAATTGGGTATTAGATTCTGTATCATCAGTTGTTTTAACTGCTATATTTAAAGAGTCAACTTGTCCACATGCTACTTTTACAGTAGATTTATCAAGTTGGAGTAATACTTCACGAATATCTAAGATAGCTCAAGCATTTTGGGGTTCTGACATTACTTCTATTAATACTACAGGTTGGGATACAAGTAATATAACAGATATTTCTTTTGCTTTTTATGAAGCCTACGATTTAACAGAAATAGTAGGATTAAGTGGTTGGAAAGGAGATAGTATTACAACTATGAGAGCAGCATTTCAAGATGCTCAAAGATTAAGTTTTGCCACTCATAACTTTGATTCAACTTTATGGGGTGCATCATTAACAAATTTAACAAATCTTCTTAGTACTTTTAGAAACTGTTCACTACTTGTAGGTGGTCCACCAATGAATGTAACAGGTTGGGATACATCTAATGTAACTACTATGGAAAGTACATTTTTTACTACTGTTTTTTCAGGAAGCATTGATGTATCATCTTGGGATTTTTCTTCAGTTACCACTTTAAAAGGTTTTATGAGGTCAAATTCTGGAACAACAAGTGCAACCTTTAGTAATCTTTCTAGCAGTTGTACAACTTTTGATACAATATTTTTTGGGGCAGTTTCTGTTCAAACTGTAATATTTGATAGCTCATGTGATTTAAGTGGTGTAACAACTTGGAGCAACGGGTTTAACCTTGCTGCTTCATTAACAACATTAACTCTTGATGCAAGTGCAAGTATTGCAGGAACAACAAATATGACAGCAGCATTTAATACGGCACCTTTAAGCATAACATCATATGATAACTTTTTAATTAGAGCCGCTGCAACAAATACTAATAGTGTAACATTAGGTGCAAACGCTTCTTCATTTACATGTGCTCCATCTGCAGCAGCTACAGCAGAAGCTACATTATTAGCAGCAGGATGGACTATAACAGATTTAGCTTGTACATAAAACATAAAAAATATGCCAGCACAATTTAACATAAATGAAATAACAATTAATAATCCTAATAGATGGTTCTTTGTAATGAATGGTGAAGGAGAAGCAGGTCTTGTAGTATTTGGTTATGCAGGAGATCAAGGAGCTACAAGAGTTAGAACAGGTCAACCTACTATTAATGCTTTTTTAACTGAAGATGAGTTAGAATCATTTGTAAATGAAGATGTGGGTATTGATGACTATTATAAGCTACAAGCAGAAACTTTAGGTAATAAATTTCAAGGACCTTCAAGTAAGTATACTCCTACTCCACCTGAATAAAAGAAATTAAAAAAAAGAAAAATGAAAATAATAGAACATGCTTCTAACATCCACGAAATTGTAATGGATGGGAAAGAGGCTAAAATTGCTATGCTTAGTGATATACATTGGGATAATCCTAAATGTGATAGAGCATTACTTAAAAAAGATTTAGAATATTGTAAAGCTAACAATATACCAATACTAATAAATGGAGACATGTTTTGTCTCATGCAAGGAAGAGGTGATAATAGAAAGAATAAGTCTGACATAAGACCTGAACATAATAATGCTAAATATTTAGATTCAGTTGTAAATACTGCAGTTAAGTGGTGGAGTCCTTATGCTCATTTGATTGCAGTAATAGGTTACGGTAATCATGAAACAGGAGTTCTTAAATGGCAAGAAACTGACATACTAGCTAGATTTGTAAAACTTTTAAATTATGAGAATAATACAGAAGTTAAAGTAGGCGGTTATGGAGGATGGCTTGTTGTAAACCAAGCTTTATCAAGATTTAGTACTGAAGAGGGATCAGAAGAAAAAGAAAAAGGTGGTAGCAGTAAATCAGCATTAATTAAATACTTTCACGGATCTGGTGGTGGAGGTGTAGTGACTAAAGGTGCACTAAACCTTACTAGAGCTTTAGAAAAGTATGAAGACTTTGATGTATTTACTATGGGTCACATACATGAGAACTCTGCAAGAAATGATGTAAGAGATACTATATTAAGAGGTAGAAGTCAATATAGACATTTACAAAAACAGCTTCACTTAATGGTTACAGGTACATATAAAGAAGAATATGCTGATGGTTCTAAAGGTTGGCATGTTGAAAGAGGTGCTCCAGTTAAGCCACTAGGCGGTAGAATATTAAAGATAAGCTATAAAAGAAAACGCAATGGTGGAGTTGACCGTTATGACAGAAGAATTGATAGCTCAAAGTTCCCCTTGTAAATTTCTATAAGTTAAATATATTTTGTATATTATAGTATATTTATTTATTTATAAGAGTGCGAGATGGAAATTACAAGTATGCAAATAGGTTTTGACGCCTTAGTGTCATTACTTTCAGCTTTAATAGGAGCTTTAACAGTATGGTATAGTCTAAAGAATAAAGTTGCTATCCAGCAAGTAGTCTTAGAAAATCTTAAGAAAGATATGGAAGAGATTAAAGCAACTAAAAAAGAGTCACAAATAACACTGCATAAAAGAATTGACATCTTAAAAGATCAGGTAGAAGAAAACAGATCTAAGAATGAAGCATCTATTTCAGAACTTAAAACTGAAATGGGTCAAATGGAACTTAGAATTATTCAAGCTATACATGCAAGTAAAAAGTAAACATATAATATTTAGTTTACTACTTTTATTAACACTTATTTCTTGTAGTCCAAAAGCAAGATTTACAAGACTAGTAGAAAAGCATCCATATTTATTAACTATAGATAGTGTAGAAGTAGTAGATACTGTAAGACTTACTGTAGAAAAGGTAGAACATGATACAGTATTCTCTCAACATTTCTGGACTGAAATTAGAAAGGATACTTTAGTTATAGAAAAGGAAAGACTAAGAATTGAAATATATCATGATACTATTCATGATTCTGTTTATATCAGTGGTAAATGTGATACTGTAACAGTAGAAAAGATTATAGAAAGAAAAATACCTATAAAGTATTATGAAAAAACTCCTAAGTGGAAACAACTTATAAATAAAGGAATATATCTATCTTTAATATTGTTGATCTTATATGGCATATATAGATTATGCAAATTCTTAAAAACTAAATTATGAAAATTTTCTTTAAACAATTATTAAGTGATGAGTCAGGAAATTACTCATCTAAGAGATTATCCGGATTAATATGTATATTTGCTCTTGTAGCGTGTTTAATAGCTAATACGTTTAGTCCTGAAGAGATTAGACCAGCTGAGTATCTAGTAGATGCTGTAGCTTTATTTGCATTTGGTGCATTAGGTCTTACATCAATGGATAAATTTAGTAAAACAAAAAAATGATGTTAATCAAACAAGGAAGTAAAGGATCTCTTGTAGAAGATATACAAGAGTATCTAGGTATCACTGCTGATGGGATCTTTGGGCCCAAAACAAAAGAAGCAGTAATAAAGTTTCAAAAAGAAAATAATCTTTGGGGAGATGGTATAGTAGGTCCTAAGACTATGAATGCAATGGGTATACTAGATACTGATCAAAAAGAAAGAAAGATTATAGAAGGTAACCTGGTTATAAACAAACATTATTTATCTCCTGATGAATACTTTGGAGGGGATAGAGGTAAACATTGGATATTCTTGCATCATACTGCAGGATGGAATAATCCTTATAACACAGTAGATCACTGGAACAATGATAGAAGAGGTAGAGTAGCTACAGAATTTGTTATTGGTGGACAGAATATTAAGAACAATGATTCTAAATATGATGGAGAAATAGTTCAGTGTATGCCTGAAGGAGGATACGGATGGCACTTAGGTACGGGCAACTCAGTAATGCATAGACATTCTGTAGGTATAGAAGTTTGTAACTTTGGATATATACGTAATGGAAGAACATATGCGGGTACTATACCACATGAGAATCAGGTAGTTACACTAAAAGATAAGTTCAGAGGTTTTAAAGAGTGGCATAAGTACTCTGATGAGCAACTAAGATCTTTAAGAAACTTAATTCTATATATAGCTAATAGAGATAATATAGATCCTACAGCAGGGTTAGTAGATTTAATAAAAGAAAAAGGCGCAGAAGCTTTTGATATATGTAGTGTATCTATGTGTACGGAAACCAAAGGATTATGGAATCATACAAACTGTAGAAAAGGTAAGTTTGATATGGCTCCTCAACAAGAATTAATTGATATGTTATTAAGTCTATAGTTATGAAAATAAGAAATGGTTGGAATGCAAGAAATAAACAATGGGATAAAGTTATTATAAAACTTAGAATCTCATCTCTAGATATATTTGCAATTGAAATAGATCTCTCCCGTGAGTTTTATTTAATCACATTATTAAACTTTACGCTAAAAAATAGATAGTGTAATTATGTGTGTTATAAAGTCTCTTCAGCAATGGGGAGACTTTTTTATGTTTAAATATTTGATGTTTAAACTTTAAATGTATATATTTGTTTAAATCTAAATTATATACATTATGATGACAGCAGAACCAACAGAACAAGAAATGGAGCAAATGTCTCCAGAAGAACTAGCAAAAAAGAAAAAAGAAATGCTAGATTTTTATACTGAATCTATTCCTTACTTAGATGCTCAACACAAATATGAAGAGACTCTTATGAAGTTAGATGAAGTTAGATTTAAAAGAGCTCAGATTCAGATGCAATTTGCAATGATGATGAATCCACCTGAAGAAATGGAAGAAGAGCCTCAAACAAAACCTCAGCCAAAGAAAAGAACGCTTAAGAAAAAATAATGGCAATTGTAAATCAGGTACAAAAGCGTGTAGTGATGTCTAAAAAAGATATCATTAAATATCAGATATTAACTCACTGTTATATAAATAGTATAGCGGTGAGTAATTCTGAACTAGAATGTTTAACGCTATTAAGTGAATCAGGACCAATTGAACTTACTGATTTTTGTTATGATGCAGCTGAGGAATATAAAATATTTAAATCACAACAAACAGTAAGAAACTGTATTAATAAGTGTGCAAAGAATAAACTGGTAATAAAAGATAGAAAGAATAAAAAGATTATTAGTTTAAATAAAAAATTAAAAATACAAACAAACGGAAGTATCTTACTTGACTATAAGTTTTTAGCTAAATGAAACCTAAAAAATATAAAGAGATTTATAAAGAGATAGCTGAAGATTTAGACGCTGATAAAAATTTTATTTCTGCTTGTGTTGATTTTTATTACAGAGATTTAAGATCTACTTTAACAGAACTTAATTATATTTCAATAAATGCTCCTGGATTAGGTGTTTTTAATATTAAAATTAAAGCTGTTAATAAAGAGATTAATAGATGTAAGAAAATTATAAAAAATAAAGATGTTTATACTTTTAACAGCTTTCAGTATTTTAAATATAAAGAGTCATTATTAGAAAAGCTTTATGGTGTTAGAGACAAATACTATGATGAAGTAAATAGAAAAAAAGAATTTAAAAATAAAAAGAATGTTCAGTCTAAAGGAAATTTGGAAGAATAGAAAAAAGATTTTAGAAGGTATAAAAAATGCAGTACTTAGAGATGAGTTTGTAGAAAAACTATTTAATGAAAGACTTAAGATATGTAATTCTTGTGATCAAAAAGGAGATAAATGTGCTGTTCCTGGAACACAGCCTTGTTGTGGAGAATGTGGTTGTGCACTAGGATTTAAACTAAGATCTTTATCTAGTGACTGTCCTTTAGATAAATGGAAAGCAGTTATGACGCAAGAAGAAGAAGATAAACTAAATGAGCTATGAGTATAATATTTAATGCAGAAGATCATAGTTATAAAAGTATAAGCGCTGATGAAAATATTAATTGGATTAGTGTGACTACTCTTATATCTAAATTTAAAAATCCTTTTAATGCAGAAAAGGTAGCTATTAAAGTTTCTAAAAAGAAGAATTCAAAATGGTATGGTATTAAACCTAAAAAGATTCAAGAGATATGGAATAATGAATCTATACGTGCAATGACTTTAGGAACCTTCTATCATGACCAAAGAGAAAAAGATATTTGTAGTTTTAGTTCTATAGAAAGAGAAGGTTTTACTATTCCTGTATTTGCTCCTAAAGGAGAAGAAGATGGAATTAAAATTGCACCAATTCAAAAATTAGATCCAGGTGTGTATCCTGAACATATGGTATATCTAAAATCTGCAGGTATTTGCGGTCAAGCGGATTTAGTAGAAGTAGTTGATGGAAAAGTAAACATAATAGATTATAAAACAAACAAAGAAATTAAAACAAAATCTTTTAAAAATTGGGAAGGTAAATCAGAAAGAATGGCTTTACCTTTATCTCATTTAGATGATTGTAATTTTAGTCATTATGCCTTACAACTCAGTATTTATATGTATATTATAATAAAGCATAACCCTAAACTTAGACCAGGAAAGATACATATACATCATGTTAAATTTGAAGAAGAAGGTAAAGATGACTACGGTTATCCTATAACTAAATATACTCCGGAAGGAGACCCTGTTATAAAAGAGATAATACAAATGCCTATTGATTATTTAAAAGATGAAGTAATAAGTATAATTCATTGGTTATATGATAATAGAATAAAATTTAAATAAAATGGCGTATACTATCAAATTAGATACAGAAATAGTACTTCCTATAATTAATGAATTTGGATTATATAACTATAAACTTTCAACAGCTACTATAGAATTAAATGATGTAAAAGCATATTATTCTTATACAGATTCTGTTGGAGAGATGGTTAATGATTATACTTGGTTAATAATGGCTAGTGGTGCAGCTCTTTTGGTAAATGATACATATGCTACTATTGACGGACTATTAAATCCTTAATTATGATTATAAGATTATTTGATGTAGAAAATAATACTGTAGTACCTACAGAACATTGTTATACACTAAAGACATTAAAGAAAATAATGGATGATTATCCGGATGATTATTTAAAGATATATCAGTATATATTTTATATGACTTATCCTAACCCAGAAGAAAATCCATTTTTTCATACTCCAGAAAGAGACAAAGAAGAATTAATACTCCAAGAAATAGAGGCAGAGTTTTCTACAGAAGATGGAGCCGTAAGACATGCGTTAGCATTTTGTGAAGAAATGTATAGCACCCCTACTTCTAGAGCATATAAAGGAATTAAATCTATGCTTGATAAACTAGCTAGATATATGGAAACAGTTCCTATTGAACATGGTAGAGATGGTAATATAAATTCATTAGTAAATGCAGCTGCAAAATTTGAATCAATAAGATCATCTTTTAAAGGAGCATATAAAGATTTACAAGAAGAACAGCAAAGTCAGGTCCGTGGTGGACAAGGTCTTGCATATGATAGTTAAGATATGGCATATATAGAACATAATTTTTTTCCAATGAAAGTATTCTTAAGAAATGAATACTTATACCAAGATAAAAAAGGTCATGGTGAATTTAGTGAAGGTGTAATAATATCTGTTAGGTGCATGCCTGGACAGGTAGCGTTATTTCAAGTACTCCTTGATAATGGAGTTCTTAGAGATAAACTTCCGTCACACGCATTATTAACTGAACCTAAAACTCCTACTCCTGATTTACCTTTTGATTATCTACAAATATGGAATTGCTTTTCTTATAACTTTACTATAGTACAACTTTCTTATTTATATGATACTCCTGTATCTGTATATATGAAAGATAAGAAGTGGTATGATGGTACATATTATGCTACAATTAACTGGGGTAGTAATGATTCTAATTGTGATTTAACATTATCTGAAGATCCAATGGAACATAAAAGCCATCATATTATATTACTTGATAATGGGCAAATAGCGCTACAACCTAATAATAGAATTAAATGGACTGAGCCTAGTTTTGTAACAAAACCTTTTCCAGCAAAACCTGATTATCTAGTGTGTAAAGATTATTACAATGCTGAAGGATATGAAAAGTGGCATACTGAAGATTCGCAAAGAATGTTTTATGATAATACAGATGTAGAGTGAAACAAGAGTTTGATCCAGAATTATTTGAACTGCTATGCAAAAAGTATAAGGATACTTTAAAAGCTAGAAAGAAACATGATCAAATAAAAAATAGTATAATGAATAAACAAATAAAATTAAGAGCAGTATTACTTTGTATTGGAGTTACAATAGTTCTTACTTTGTTGTTTACAATTTCATTAATAAAAAAGGAACCTGTAAAAATAGAAAAGAATACTGTATCCTTAAAAGAGTATAAGCTTCTAGAAGAAGAAGTTGAAATAATTAGAAAAGATGCTGGAGATATACAATATGATTTGTATCTTACAGAAAAAGAAAATAGAAGACTTCTTGAAGAAAATAAAGTACTTGGATCATTACTTGGAGAAATAGAAAATACAGAGTGCGGTTCTAGATTATTAAAGAAGTTTTGGGACCAACAAGGATATGAGTGAAATATATGAAGATATACCTACATGGGAAGATGGAGAAATTACTTTAACTTCTTTTAGTTCCAGAGATGAATTTGGAGAATATCTTATTAGTTTATTTAAACTACCCGGTCAATATAAGTTTGATAAAACATCAGAAGAATTTATTAAAGAAGGTGTAAACTTTACTAAGGAAAATGTATACTGTACTGCTCCATTTAAATCAAAAGATTTTATTAGGTACTGGGATGGTGAAAAGGCTAAATGCAGAAAAGGCCTGATTGTAAAGTCAGGAGATAAATCTTGGTATATTACAAGAGACTATTATATGTTTCTTAACTTCCTTCCTATATTTGATAAAGAAACACAAAAGTTTGGATTTCCTAAATTAAGGGATGCACAATATCATATGGCATTATATGAAATGCTAGCAGAAATATATTATAGACATTGTGCAATACTAAAGAAAAGACAGTTTGGATCTTCTTACTTTCATATGGCTAAACTTATAAATCAACTTTGGTTTGAAGAAGGTGTTACTTTAAAAATAGGAGCTGCTCTAAAAGATTATATAAATGAAAAAGGATCTTGGAAGTTTTTAAATGAGTATGCGGGATTTTTAAATGAACATACAGCTTGGTATAGACCTATGAATCCTGAAAAGGTTATGATGTGGCAGCAAAAGATTGAAGTAAGAAAAGGAGGCAGAAAAACTCAAGTAGGACTAAAAGGTACTATACAAGGGATGTCTTTTGAAAAAGATGCTACAACAGGAGTAGGAGGACCAGTTAAGTTTTTCTTTCATGAGGAAGCAGGAATTGCTCCTAAGATGAATACCACATATGAATATTTAAGACCTGCAATGAGAGCAGGTCTGGTCACAACTGGTGTGTTTATAGCAGCAGGTTCAGTAGGAGATTTAGATCAGTGTGAACCACTAAAGGATATGATACTTAATCCTGAAATGAATGATATTTATTCTGTAGAAACTAATCTTATAGATAAAAAGAATACAGAAGGAAGATCCGGATTATTTATTCCTGAACAATGGTCTATGCCGCCATTTATAGATGAGTATGGTAACTCTCAAGTTGAAGAAGCATTAGAGGCTTTAAATGACCAATTTGAAAAGTGGAAAAAAGAACTCAGTCCTGAACAGTATCAGTTAAGAATATCTCAGCATCCTAGAAATATTGAAGAGGCCTTTGCCTATAGAAAAGAATCATTATTTCCTCCTAATCTTTTAGCAGCTCAGTTAAAAAGAATAGAAGAAAAAGAATATGCTTATGAACTATTAGAACTTAGCCGTGATGAAAAGTTTAAAATAAAAGCTAAGGAAACTAATAAACAACCAATAAAAGAGTTTCCTATATCTAAAAGATCAGAGAATAAAGAAGGAGCACTAGTAGTATGGGAAAGACCAGTAAAGGATCCTAAGTTTGGAACTTATTATGCTTCTATTGACCCTGTATCAGCAGGTAAGACTACAACCTCAGAATCTCTCTGTTCTATTTATGTTATGAAAGCTCCTGTAGAAGTAACTAAACTAAATGATGCAGAACATGAAAGTTATATAGAACCGGATAAGATTGTAGCAACATGGTGTGGAAGATTTAATGATTTAAAAAAAACACATCAGAAACTTGAAATGATTATAGAGTGGTATAATGCCTGGACAGTAATAGAGAATAACATATCTTTATTTATTCAGTATATGATATCACAAAGAAAACAAAAGTATCTGGTACCAAAGAATCAAATATTATTTCTAAAAGAGTTAGGTTCTAATACTAATGTATATCAAGAATATGGCTGGAGAAATACTGGTAATCTATTTAAAGGTCACTTGCTTAATTACTCAATTGAATATCTTAGAGAAGAGTTAGATGTAGAGACAAAGCCAGATGGTGCAATAGTAAGAACTAAGTATGGTGTAGAAAGAATACCAGACCCAATGCTTTTAAAAGAAATGAGAGAATATCAACCTGGAGTCAATGTTGACCGTTTAATAGCATTTACAGCATTAATTGCCTTTATGACAATTCAAAATTCTAATAGAGGTTATAATAAGAGAACTATCACTGATGATGTCAATAAAAACTTGCAAAAGTCAGATAATTTATTTAAATTAAAATATAGTCCTTTTCGTAATATGGGAAGAGGAAGAATGGTTAACGGCAAGGTTTTTAAGAAGTCAGCTTTTAAAAATTTAAAATAACAATATGCAGGTCCTCAACGCAATGCAGCTCAAGAATGGAGCTAAGGCAGAACATAATAGAATAGGAAATATAACTCAACCTTTACAATTTTTATCTCCAAAAGATAAAGATGGTGAGTGGGCAGCATGGAATATAGACTGGTTAGAGTGGAATGGTCTAAAGCAAATTAAAAGAAATGCTAGAAGACTTTCTAAAAATTATAAACTTGCAAAGGGTATTATAGACAAAACAGATTACATTGTTGAGGAAGACAATGAGTATGCTGAAATAATTGATATTCTTACTAAAGAAGATAGTACAGCATTAGAGTTAAAATTTTATCCTATTATTCCTAATGTAGTTAATGTACTTGTAGCAGAGTTTGCTAAAAGAGCAACTAAGCTTACTTATAGAGCAGTTGATGAAGGTTCATATAATGAAATGCTTGAACAAAAAAGACAAGCTGTTGAAGAAGTACTATTTCAAGATGCTCAGGTAAAAATAGGTACTGCACTATTAGAACAAGGTTTAGATCCCGAATCTGAAGAAGCTCAACAACAACTAGCTCCAGACGCTTTAAAACAATTACCAGAAATTGAATCTTTCTTTAAAAAAGATTATAGATCTATGGTGGAGCAATGGGCTTCTCATCAACATAAAGTTGATGTAGAAAGATTTAAACTAGATGAATTAGAAGAAAGAGCTTTCCGTGATATGCTTATTACAGATAGAGAATTCTGGCATATGAAAATGATGGAGGATGATTACGAAGTAGAGCTATGGAATCCTTTAATTACTTTTTATCATAAATCTCCTGATGTTAGATATATCTCTCAAGGTAACTGGGTAGGGAAAATTGATATGATGACAGGTGCTGATGTAATTGATAAGTATGGTTATCTTATGTCAGAAAAACAATTAGAAGCACTAGAAGCTGTATATCCTATGAAAGCTATAGGATATAACATGACAGGATATCAAAATGACGGGACTTTTTATGATGCAACTAAATCATATGAATCTAATACAAATATGCCTTCTTTAGCTTGGAGATCTTTAGCATCATCTCAAGCTATGTATGGTGATGATGTTGTAGAAAAATTATTGTTACAAGGTGAAGAATATTATGTAGATGGTACTAATGACTTACTTAGAGTTTGTACAGTATATTGGAAGTCTCAAAGAAAAGTAGGACATCTTACTAAAGTAAAGGAAAATGGTGAAGTAGTAAATGAAGTAATTACTGAAGCATATAAAGTTACAGATAAGCCTCAATATGATACTAGATTGTTTAAGAATAAATCTAAAGATAATTTAGTATTTGGAGAACATATAGATTGGATATGGATTAATGAAGTATGGGGTGGTGTTAAAATTGGCCCAAACATTCCTAGTTATTGGGGTATGAATAATCCTGAAGGACTAGATCCTATTTATTTAGGTATTGATAAAAATAATATAGGTCCTCTTAGATTTCAATTTAAAGGAGATTCTAGTTTGTATGGATGCAAGCTTCCGGTAGAAGGGTCTGTGTTTTCAGATAGAAATACTAGATCTACTTCATTAGTAGATATGATGAAACCATATCAGATAGGGTATAACATGGTAAATAATCAAATAGCAGATATACTTGTTGATGAGTTAGGAACTATAATAATGTTAGATCAAAATACTCTACCTAGACATTCATTAGGAGAAGATTGGGGTAAAGGTAATTTAGCTAAGGCTTATGTGGCTATGAAAGATTTCCAAATGTTACCTTTAGATACTTCTATTACAAATACAGAAAATGCATTAAACTTTCAGCATTTCCAAAAATTAGATCTATCTCAGACTAATAGGCTTATGTCTAGAATTCAATTAGGTAATCACTTTAAACAACAAGCTTATGATGTTGTAGGAGTTAATCCTCAAAGAATGGGACAACAAATAGCACAAACTACAGCAACAGGAGTAGAACAAGCTGTAAGTGCATCATATGCTCAAACAGAAACTTATTTTATGCAACATTGTGATTATTTAATGCCAAGAGTTCATCAAATGAGAACTGATTTAGCTCAGTACTACCATTCAACTAAACCATCTACTAGATTAACTTATATAACAACAGCTGCTGAAAAAGTTAATTTTGAAATAAACGGTACTGATTTATTAATGAGAGATTTAAATATCTTTTCAACTACCAATGCTAATCACAGAGCAGTGCTTGAACAACTTAAACAAATGGCAATGACTAACAATACTACAGGTGCTAGTATTTATGATCTTGGTAAAATTGTTCAGTCAGACTCTATTGCTGATCTTAATAGCGTAATGAAAGCTTCCGAAGAAAAACAACAACAACAACAACAGCAACAACAACAGCAGCAGCAAGAAATGCAACAGCAACAAATTCAAGCTAAAGCAGAAGAAGAAAAACTTAAACGTGAGTATGAAGAAGGTAGAGATGAGAAAGATAGACAAAAAGATATTCTTATTGCTGAGATTAAAGCTGCGGGCTATGGATCTATGTCTGACATAAATCAAAATCAAATGAGTGACTATAGAGATGCTATGGATGATATACGTAAAACAGAACAGTATCAAACTCAAACTCAAATGGCTAGACAAAAAGAATCTAATAGGCAAACGCAAGCTAATCAAAAGAATGCTATTGAAAGAGAAAAACTACAAGTTCAAAGAGATGTAGCACAAACTCAATTACAAATTGCTAGAGAAAATAAAAATCAATTTGATAAACCTCAATCTAAATCTAAAAAAGATAAAGAGAAATAATGCTTGAAAAATTATACAAAAAAATAAAATAGCTATATAGTGCAGATTTTTATCAAAAATTTTTAAATTTCTTAAGTTTATTTTAAAGTTAATTTGTATATTAATAGTAACAGTAATTTAAAACCAACAAAAATGAGTGAAGAAACCAACAACGTGGAAACACAAGACACTACAACGGTAGGTCAGGTAGATGTAGATATTGATAGTATATTTGGGGCAAGTCCTGATGCAAGCAATGTAATGCTACCAACAGAAGAAGAAACTGAAAAACCAACAAATGTCTTAGCGACTGAAAAGCCCTTTGACACAGAGTTCATTGACAAGCCTGCAAAGACAGAAACTAAAACAGAAGAAAAGCCTGTTTCAGATGAAGTAATAGCAGAACAGACAGAAGAAGCAATTGCTGAACTAGATGATTTAATTAGTCAGGAAGAAGATGCTGAAGGAAAAGGAAGACGTAGACTTGATAAAAGTGGTCTTGCAGATTTAGCTAATAAGATGATTGAAGAAGGTTCTTTAATGCCTTTTGATGATGATAAACCTATAGATGATTATACAGCAAAAGATTTTAGAGAATTGTTTGAAGCTAACTTTCAACAAAGAGAAGAAAAAATTAGACAGAATACACCTAAAGAATTTTTTAACTCTCTTCCTCAAGAACTTCAAATAGCTGCAAAATATGTAGCAGATGGAGGGACTGATATGAAAGGATTATTTAGAACTCTTGCTCATGTAGAAGAAACAATACAACTTGATCCTTCCAATGAGCAACATCAAGCAGAAATTGCAAGGCAGTATTTAACTGCTACTAACTTTGGAACTCCTGAAGAAATCCAAGAAGAGATTGACACCTGGAGAGATATTGAAAAGCTAGAAAAGAAAGCTAATCAGTTTAAACCTAAGTTAGATAGAATGCAAGAAGAAATTGTTGCTAGACAATTAGCTCAACAAGAGCAGATGAAAAAACAGCAAGAAGATGCAGCAAGAGCTTATATGGATGATGTTTATAATACATTATCTATAGGTACTTTAGGAGAAGTAAAACTGGATAAAAAGACACAAGGACTTTTATATACAGGTTTAGTTCAACCTAGTTACCCTTCTATGTCAGGTAAACCTACAAACTTATTGGGACACTTGTTAGAGAAATACCAATATGTAGAACCAAGACATGATCTTATTGCAGAAGCACTTTGGTTACTTGCAGATCCTCAAGGATACAGAAGTAAAATTCAAAGTCAAGGAAGTAATAAGGCAAATGAAAAAACTGTAAGGATGTTGAAGACTGAATCTTCAAGAAAGATAACATCCTCAGTAACACCAGAAAAGAAAACAACTTCTAGGACTACAAAGAAAAAGAGTATTCCTAGAAACAAAAATAATTTTTTTAAACGCTTTTAATAACAAATAAATAATAAACAAATGGCAACTCCAGTTTTAAACAATGGGATCTTTATGAGAGACACAGCTTATCAAGCTTCGTCACATTTGGATTCCTATCACCTTAGAAACATGTTGCAAGATGCAGAACCTATGGATATGGGTCCAGTGGACTTATGGGCTATGGCTCAAAAAGTAGAGATGCCTCTTTATCAACTAGCCTCTTTTGGTGGTAAAAACACAATCATGGTAGACAATGCCCGTGGTGAGTATAAATGGCAGACTCCTGTTAATCAGGATCTTCCTTATATCATTGAGGACATTGAAGCTGCTAACACATCTAAAGGTATTGACGGTACTACCTTTAAGATTAAAATTAACAAACGTGAATTTGGTCACGGTGACATCATTACTTATGATAAGTATAACGGTGCTGAACTTTATATTACAGCAGACGACATACAACCTCTTGGTGATGGATTCATCTATACTGTTCAGTTAGTTAATAATGATAGTACTAAATTTCTAGATAACAAGTATCTTGCTAACGGAACTAAACTTTTTAGAAAAGGTTCTGCAAGAGGTGAGTATGGAGAGAGATTTTCTGATATCATTACTAACACTGGTTTCCGTGAATTCTACAATTATGTAGGAGGAGCAGAAGCTCACGTGCATTACTCTGTTTCTTCTAGAGCTGATCTTATGATCAAAGGTGGAATGAATGCAGATGGTACTATTCCTGTTACAGAGATCTGGAGATCTTTTGACAAGAATCTAAATCCTTCTGTTTCTTCTATGGAAGACATGGTTAAAATCATGGGTAAAGATGCAGTTAAGAAAGCATTTGATAACGGAGACTTATCAAGAAGCTTCTTAACAAATATGGAAGCAGCTCACTTAACAAAAGTAGCTACTGACATTGAGACTTACCTAATGTGGGGTCATGGTGGTAGAGTTAGACAAGACGGTCCAGATGATGTAAGATTATCTGTAGGTCTTTGGAAACAGTTGGATAACTCTTTCAAAAGAGTATACAACAAGAATAACTTCAACCTTGATTTATTCCGTGGAGAGATCTTTAATTTCTTCAATGGTAAAGTTGACTTTACTGGACCAGATCCACAACGTCAATTAATTGTACAAACAGGTATGGGTGGTATGAGAATGGTTAATGAGGCTATTAAATTAGAAGCTGTAGCTTCAGGTCTTACTATTCAAGCTGCTGATATAGGTGCGATTACTGGTAAAGGAATGGACCTTAACTTTGGATTTGCATATACTTCTTATGTAATTCCTTTCTTAGCAAACGTGAAGTTTGTAATTAATCCTGCGTTTGACAATGTTCATACTAATGACATTGAGAACCCAATCATTGATGGATTCCCATTATCATCTTATTCTTTCATCATCTTTGATGTAACGGATAATTCTAATGATAATATTTTCTTATTGAAATTATCTTGGGATAATCAATTAAAATGGTTCTACCAAAATGGAACTATGGATTATCAAGGAAGAACTCAAGGCTTCCAAGGATCAGGACAGTTTAACGGTTACCGTGTATACATGTCACAAACAATGCCTGCAATTTGGGTAAAAGACCCAACCAAGGTACTTAAGATTGTGATGCGTAACCCAATTACTGGCGGATCATTCTAATATATATATGAAAACGGGGAGTAGACATTGCTCCCCATTTTCTTTTTTTTTAATTTTTAAACCAACATTATGTCATTTACACAAGTAATCACAAAAACAAATAAAAAAACACAAGTAAGAATTAAACCTTACTTTGATCCTACTGTCTCAAATATGGGACTAGAAGATTATGGGATCACAATGTTTGACGGTGTCAAGCATATGGAACAACTAGCATGCATTGAAAAAAACGGTATTGTAAGATATGTTACCGGACTAAATGAGTTTGCACCTGCAGTTAAATTATTGACTGGTGACGCTAAAGAAGCTAAAGTAAAGCAAATCAGAACTACAGTTGCAGAGCTAGAAAAAGAATTAGCATCAAATGTTATTGATATAACAGATAAAGACTTTTGGAATAAAGTAACTTTACTTAAACCTAACAATTCAGAATTCTGGAATAAGATTGAAATCAAATGCGGTAATGAGCCCGTATATTTAGATATGAAAGATCCTTATGATAGAATTAAATTTTATGCAATTGAAGCGGGAGGATTTTCCCTAGTTGCAAAAAGTTATGATGATGCAAGATCACAAGCAGTACCACCTAAGTTTTATCTAGATAAAGAAGAAGATACTGCAATGATAAGAACAGAGTATAAGAAACTAAGAAACAAAGCATACTCTGAACTACAAAAATTATTTGATAAGAATAGTAGTAAGTTATTTTATATTGCTAAAGTAGTAGATACTCATAGTACACTATATAAGAAAGATACTCCAAATGATATTATTTATGATAATATGGATATCTATATTAGTGGTCAAGGTGTTGAAAGTAATAAAGAAAGAGCAGCTACTTCATTCTTAGATGCGTGTAAAATGAATATGGAAACATTAAAAATTAAAGCAATTGTTAAAGATTCCGTATTTTTTAAGTATATTGTTAATAAGAGTGATGGTTATATTTATCACAATGATACAAATGCAGCACTAGGTAGAAATGTTACTGATGTTGTTGAGTATCTTAAGAATCCTTTACATGAGGATATTCTTGGTGATTTAAATACTAAATGTGAAAAGTTTTGGAATAGTTAAAAATGGCAACTAAGCGAACATTGAAAAGGTCTTCTTCTAAGAGAAATAGTACTTCTAAAAAAAAGAAAAGTACTGTTAACTCCTCTGGTAATTATACAAAGCCTTCAATGCGTAAAAGATTATTTGAGCGTATTAAAGCTGGTAGTAAAGGAGGAAGACCTGGTCAGTGGTCTGCTAGAAAGGCGCAGATGCTAGCTAAACAATATAAAGCTAAAGGAGGAGGATATAAATAATGGGACTAACTAAGAAACAGAAAAGTTTAAAAAGATGGACTAAACAGAAGTGGAGAACTCCTTCCGGTAAGAAGTCTTCTGAAACTGGTGAAGTCTATGCTCCTTCTAAAACTATTGCAAAATTAAAAAGCACTAAGAAAGGCAGAAAGAAATTAGCTGCCGCTAATAAAAAGAAAAGAGCTGCTACTAAAGCAGGTAAACAACATGCTAAACATGGTTTACATAAAAAGAAAAAAAGATAGTTATGGATGCTAAAAAACTAAAAAAGATTTCTGCAGAGTTAAAGAAAGCTTCTGCTATGCATAAAGGACAAGCAGCTAAAATTGATGCTATGCTTAAAAGTATGTCTAAACCTTCTAAGAAAAAGAAGTAATGGCTGGCAAGAAGAAAGACAGTAGATTAGCAAGAGCTGGAGTATCAGGTTATAATAAACCTAAACGTACTCCTAATCATCCTAAAAAGTCTCATATAGTTGTAGCTAAAGTTGGAGACAAAATTAAAACTATCAGATTTGGTGAACAAGGAGCTAAGACGGCAGGTAAACCAAAGGCAGGAGAGAGTGATAAAATGAGAAAAAAACGTAAATCATTTAAAGCAAGACATGCTAGAAATATTGCAAAAGGAAAAATGTCAGCAGCCTACTGGGCCAACAGAGTCAAATGGTGATGAGCTTATTTTTATATACTGGGAATAATGGCACAAAAGAAAAAATTAAATATAAAAAAAGCAATTAAGAAACCTGGAGCTTTAACTGCTTCTGCTAAAAGAGCAGGTGCTGTTAAAAAAGATGGAACAATTAAAAAGTCTTGGATTAATAAGATGGCTAAGAAAAAAGGTAAAATTGGACAACGTGCTAGATTTGCTAAGACTCTAGCTAAACTAAGAAAGAAAAAGAAGTAATGTTAAATAGTACTATAACAGTTAAGGTAAAACAGCGTCTAAATAAACTAGACAGTAACGACTATGATAATATAGAATGCTGGATGATTGTTGAAGCTTTTAATAAGGCACAAGTAGAATGGGCCCGTAGACAGCTCCATGGTATGAACTTAATGAAAGAAGGTGATGAACAATCTACTAGAAGAATAGATGACCTTCAAGCATTGCTTGTTGTTGATAATCTTACATTAACTGATAAGGTTGATTATTTTTCTGCGTCTGTTCCTGCTAACTATTTGCAATGGAAAAGAGTAGATGCCTTTGCTAAAAAGGAATGTTGTGAGAATAGAAGAATGGTGGTATACTTAGTTGAAGAAGCTAACCTTAATTTACTTTTGAGAGATAAATCAAAGCAGCCTAGCTTTGAATGGTCAGAAACATTTGCTACTCTACAAGGAAATAAACTAAATATTTTTACTAATCAGGATTTTGAAATTGATAAAAGTGAGTTTGTCTATTATAGGCAACCACGTAAAATTCAGATTAAAGGGTGTTCAGATCCTTACAATCAGATAGAATCTACTACAGAAGTTATATCTGAATTTAAAGATGATATAGTTGAATTAATTATTGATGAAACAGTTAGTGTATTAGCTGGAGATATTGAGTCTATGAGTCAGTTCTCAAGAGGTACAGATACAGCTGAAAGAAATAATTAAACTATTTTGATATTATACTAAATTTTATTATATTATAGTATCTATTTATTTATAAACAAAAAAAAGTCCTCTGAATAAAATAGGAGGCAATTTAAAAAATGAGTTATTTTAATCACGCTTTTAAAAAGACTATGCTGGGAAGTAAGGAATTTACTGAAAAAAGCAAAGGAGTTTTAGGAACAGCCAATAACATAATGGCAAAAGGTGAGTTTGGCTTTGTTGGCTCTGACTGGAAGCTTGTTGATATTGGTTCAGCACCAACAACATGTTGTCCTTTAACATTAGTCTCAGGTTCACTTTATGCAAAAGATAATATTGGACCACATCACGGAGGTTACAAAGAAAGTAACAAATCCAAACTTATTAATCCTAAATTTGTACACAAGTTCTACAGAGTAGATGACTGTGCTGCACAAAACCATGTTATTGCTCTTGGGTATACACCTGATACAATTGGTTTACTAGTTAGTCAAGCACTAACAATTGTGGCAAACGGTACGGGTAGTATGACAGACGATACTTATACTAATATACCTGTTGTTGGTAAGGATGCTGCCGGAAATGCAATTTCTTCTAGCGCATTAGCTACTGTTGTAGTTTCTGGTAATGTTGTCACTAGTGTTACTATTACATCTGCTGGTCAAGGATATGGTTTACCTGCTACTACACTTACTTGGGAAATTACATCTGCTGCTATGGTAGCTGCAGGTTCTGTTGCACCAGATGATGTAATTACTGGTACTTATACACCTGCAATGACACAAGCTGTTGCAGATTGTTGTCAAGAGTTCCTTTGTGACGAAACTTACTCTTTAAGAGTAGACGTTAAAGGAGAGGCTGCATTAGAACTTCTTGCACATAATGCATACTTAACAGTAGAGCATTATACAGGATGTTGTGCAGATCCTTCAAACCCTACTGTAGTAGATAGTTCACTTGTATATATTGAGTGGGCTAAACA